GGGGATGGCTGGCAATTCATTTCTATTAATCCCACAAATATATAAATTAGTTGGCTTGCTAGCAACATGACCAAAATCAAATTGATTTATTGTTAAAGTAAATCCACCAAACTCATCTTCAAATTGATTATCTAAAGGTAAATGCGCTTCTTTCCATAATTTACTACCAGCTGGATGTTCTAACACGCCTCCATTTAATCTAACTTGAGCTAAAGCAAAATAAGCTAATTGTTTTTCGTCAGGCCTTGGATTTGCCATGTGACTTAACATACCCCAAGCTCTACAAGGAGGATGTGCAATAACAGGATAACTTTTACAATAATTTCGTGCATCTCTGTCAATATCATAAACATCATAACCTTCTAATTGTTTATATTTACTATCTTGCCTTGCAAATAACACAGCTATCATTTAACTCTCAAAGCCTCTTTAGCAAATTTAATTCCAATTAAAGATTTATATTTACCCTTTTCTGCGTCATTTAATATTCGTCTAGCCCATGCTTTTGAATCGGCTATTGGTCTACTTGCTATTTCAGATGCAACTCGTTTCATTTTATCGTGATTGTTTTTTATTTCTTGTTGACTAAAATGTCTAGGCAACGCTTTCACAAATTCTTTAGGCTCTTGTAATCGGCATAAATCTAAAATGTCAGATATAGTTGGCATAAACTTATTTGAGTTGACGTATTTATCAAAAGCTTTAGATATAACCATAAACTCGTATTTTTCTAATTTAGCCCACCATATTCTTAAAGTTTCACGATCAAGGTCGGGTCTTGAATAAATAGTGGTTACGCTGTGAAGCATATCTTTAAATCCAATCTTTTCAGTTTCTATCAAAATGATTGCTCCTGTGGTTGTTCATCTTCCCAACGATGTTGATTTATCCAAGTGCTAGGGTTTGGTATATATAAACCACCGTTCTTAAACCATTGAGAACTTATTTTTTGCCATTTAAGTGCATTAATAGCTGTTTCTAAATCAGGCTTATTTTTAAACCAAGCTTTCCTGGCCGCTTCTTTGCCTACTTTTTTAGGATATTCATTCCAAAATGTATCAAAATCGGACAATGGTTTTATATTGGTTAATGGTTTATGGTTAATGGTTATTGGTTTATGGTTAGCATTGGGTTCGCTATGCGTTGGCATTGCGTCTGCATTATTCCACCTTTTATTCGCTGCTGCAACCGCTTTTACCTGTTTAGATTGAAATGCCTCGATTTCAGCGTCACATCGTTTATGGATATACCCTAGCTCCGTTTTCTCAAAAAAGTCGCCCAAAACGCTTAAAACTGCCCTTATTTCGCCTTCTGACCTGGCACAGAGTAACCGCATCAATTTATCTTGATCTAAAGGCAAAGGTTTCTCGTTTAGGTAGTATTGATCTAGCAGTTGCCTATAAACGCCATGCTCAAGTAAAGTTAGATGAGCGGTGTCTTTTCGGTAATCGGCTATATTGTGCTGAAAGTAGTGCATATAGCCTCTATTCTTTAAATTTGCGTTTTAGGAAGATTTCAGGGTATTTCAGCTTAACAGCCGCAGGAATCCCTCGTTTTTTCCATTGATGCACCCTTATTTCAGAATGTTGACCTTCCAGGCCTAAAAGCTTGCATAAAGCCTTTGAACCTCCGTAAAACTCGATAATTTCGCTATCTTTCATCTTTTTGCCCTTTTATTAAAATATTTAACAATTTGTTATATTTTGCTTGACTATATCTAACAATTTGTTATTCTGCAAGTGTAGTTTTTAATTTTAAGGAGGAAATTATGAAAACAAAAGGCATGATCGTTACGGTTCTAGCAGTATATCTATATGGAGCGCTTTGGCTCTACATTCTTTACCCAATCCTTTTTAAACATCTTGGAGCTTAATATGACTATTCATCAAGAATTTGCAGAAGATTTAATTGACACCGATCCATTAGAAGTTTTTAACTCAATGGATACAGATCAGATAGCTGGCACGATTCGTGCTTTATATTGGGCTAATCAACGTGGCGATATGATAAGCGTCAATATATTTGCCAAGTCATTAAGTAATGCTTTCTTTGAGAAGGCGATGGATATTACAGAAAAAAAGTTCCAAGAGGCTAACGTCTATCAAGGCCCTTTTGACGAAATGTATGACATGGGTCACTCACATAGGGACTTCATATAATGATTAAATATATCCGAAATGTTATTTTTTTATATTGCAAGGGCTTTACCTTTAGAAAATCACTTCAATTAGCGAAAGGCATTAAATGATTACTTTTAACGAATTAAAAAAGATCAACGTCAACGAGCATACAGAGAAGAAAGGCAACCTTACTTATCTTTCTTGGGCCTGGAGCGTGGATCAATTATTAACTAATGATCCAATGGCCACCTGGGAATATAAAGAGCCTAAACAGTTTGGCGATACGTTAATGGTATTTTGTTCCGTCACAGCTTTTAGCAAAACCATGACAGCTCAACTTCCTGTATTAGATTACAAGAATAAAGCGGTATTAAATCCTGACGCTATGGCAGTTAATACAGCCATGCAACGATGCTTGGCAAAAGCAATTGCTTTACATGGCATAGGTCTTTATATATACGCTGGCGAGGATTTACCTCAAATAGAACCTATTGGCCAGGATGATATTGAAAACGTTATCAAAGAAATCAACAAAGCAGATTCCGTTGATGAATTAATGGGTATCTACAAAGAAGCTTCAACAAAGTTTGACAAGGTGTCTTTAGGAAAATTAAAGACTTATTTAACTGATCGTAAAAATGAATTGGAGGCATAGTATGAATCAGCAAGAACGCTTAACAGAGTATTTAGAAAAGCATGGCAAGATTGATCCATTAAAAGCATGGACTCAATTAGGCATTTATAGATTAGCCGATACTGTTTTTAACTTACGCAAAAAAGGTTATGAAATAACAACCACCAATAAAAAAGTTAAGAATAGATTTAAAGAAGTTTGCATAGTGGCTGAATATAAGCTGGAGGGTTCTGACAATGAGTGACATTATTTTACAGGGAACACCTGAATGGTTAGAGTTGCGTAAGGGCCATGTTACAGCTTCAAAGGTTGCAGATATTATGGCTAAAACTAAAACAGGCCCAAGCGCTAGTCGGCAAAATTATTTAATTGAGTTGGCTATTCAGCGAGTCACAGGCGTTATTGAAGAAACATTCAAAAATGACGCAATGATTCGTGGCACAGAGGAAGAGCCTAAAGCACGAGAAAAATATCAACAAATTACTAAAACTTTTGTTGAGGAACTTCCTTTTGTAAAGCATAAAACAATTGAATGGTTTGGCTGCTCACCTGACGGCATTATTAGAAACAATGACGGCACATATAACCTTTTGGAAATCAAGAATCCTAACAGCGCTACGCATTGGGCTTATATCAAAGCAGGTGAACCACCTACTAAATATAAAATTCAAATGATGGCTCAAATGGCTTGCACAGGTGCTGAATGGTGCGATTTCTTTTCTTTTGATAGTCGTATGCCTGAAGGTAGTCAATACTTTATAGCTAGGTTACAGCGTGACGCATCCTTTATCGATGAAATGGAAAATGAAATTAAAACCTTTTTAGAAGAGGTCGCACATGAAACTAAACTCATGGAAAACAGAGTTTAATTGAAAAATGTTATAATACAAGCTGGCAATAACACAGGGGGGTCATTTATGATCGACCAAGCCTTGCTATGTCTAGCGCAAACCATTTACATGGAAAGCAGCCTAGAAAGCAAAGAAGCACAAATAGGAGTTGGCTATGTATTAATGAGAAGAGCCGACTTTGATCCAAAACAGGTGTGTATTGAAATGAAAAAACCTTATCAATTTACTTGGTATGGAAAAGTAAAACCACCTGAACGTAAAGAAATTAAACCTCACTTTCTTGATCTTGCATATCGCATTATGCACAAGTTAGAGCCTGACTATTCTTATGGCGCAACTAACTTTCACGATGATTCAATCACCAAACCTCAATCATGGTTCAAACTTAAAAAGACTGTTAAATGGTCACGCATGATTTTTTATAAACAGGAGGAAACAAAATATGCTCAATATTGAGTTATTTGCCAAACAGCTAAACGGATTTGATGTTCAATCCGTATTAGATTCAAAAAAACTTCAAAACCCGCCAGCTGATGTTTCATTAGATTATTATGTTTATCGTGGCAAAAAAGGCTATGCAAGTTTTTTATCTTCAAACAATAAAGAAAGACAAATATCTTGCAATATTAAATTAATATTTGACGGCAAGACAAATTTGCTGAAAGATGTGAAGTTTATTGAAATAAAACATAAAGATAACCAAAAGTGGAAGAAGTAATAATTTTTATAGTAAAGTGCTTAATGTTTTGTGGATGTGTCGGCCTTTTGATCGGCATTTTTTTTATGCTTGAGTTATTATTTGGGACTTATATATGTCATTGACAAAAGAACAGTTGTTGGAGGCGGTTGAAGCTTTTAAAAAATGCAACGGAAGTGAGTCAAAAGCAGCAGAAATGTTAGGTCTTAAAAGAGCTTGTTTTCAAGGCAGAATAAGAGCAGCTAAATTAGCTGGGATGGAATCTGATGTAGAAAACGCTAAACCACAGCTTACCAATATTCCACCTGAAGTAGCCCTCAAAGATAAGATACGAACCCTTGAAGCACAGATAGCTTCATTCAATCGTGACGTATTAAATGAGAATTATGTTAAGACTAAAATTCTCAAAATGGCTGAAAAGAAAGCTTCGCCACCTAGCTGGCTATCTAAACCTAGCGCAAGTAAATCAGCGCCAGGCGTTCCTACATTATTTGCATCGGATTGGCATTGGGGCGAAAACGTTGATCCCAACCAAGTTAATAATGTCAATTCTTATAATATGAAAATAGCTCATAAACGAGCTAAAAAAATGATTGAAGTAGCTATTGATTTATTAAACAATCACATGGTCAATCCTAAATATCCAGGCATTGTATTTGCTTTAGGCGGTGACATGGTGTCGGGTGACATCCATGAAGAGTTGATGGCCACCAATGACGCAGAGATTATGCCTGTAGTTATAGACTTGTTTGGTGTGTTGATTTGGTGCATATCTACATTGGCAGATCATTTTGGCAAAGTATTTGTGCCATGCGTAGGCGGTAACCATGGCCGTAACACTCATAAGATTAGAAACAAAGGCCGTAACTTTACTTCTTTTGATTGGCTAACCTACCAATTTTTAGCTAAACACTTTGAAACCGATAGCCGAGTATCTTTCCATATACCTGACGGCCCTGACGCTTTATATGCTATTTACAACCATAAATACCTATTAACCCATGGCGATCAGTTTAGAGGCGGTGACGGAGTAATTGGTGCTTTAGGGCCTATTATTCGTGGCGACCATAAAAAACGGTCTAGAAATGCTCAAATTGATATGGAATACGATACTATGATAATTGGTCACTTCCACCAATTAATACAATTAGAAAGACTTATTGTAAACGGATCGCTAAAAGGGTATTGTGAATATGCCTATAGCAATAACTTTGGCTTTGAACCACCAAGGCAAGCTTTATGGATAACGCATCCTTATCATGGCATTACTTTTTCAATGCCTGTCAATGTGGATGTATCGTTTGAAAATTCAGATAAATCAGAATGGGTAAGCTGGAAAGGTT